GCGAGCTACACCGCGCCTGACAACGCAGGCGTAGCCGCCATCAAAGCAAAGACAGACAATCTTCCAACTGACCCGGCTAGCAACACACAAGTGGGCACCCGCGCCGCCGCAGCGGATTACACATCAGCGCGTGCGGCCAAGCTGGACCAGCTCGATGCGGCTGTAAGCACCCGTTTGGCGGCCGCGAGCTACACCGCGCCTGACAACGCAGGCGTAGCCGCCATCAAAGCAAAGACAGACAATCTTCCAACTGACCCGGCCAGCAATGCACAGGTGGCAGCTATCACTTCTGCCACGATTGCCGGGCTTGCAGGGGTGGTGACTGTCACTTACAGAACTATCTCCATCATAGACCCGGAAACACGTGCCGTGGATCTGATTTCCAGTGACGACTACGTGCTGGCGCGTAACGCGATCAGGCTTGACGTTGACGCAGCTGAACATGATTTGACAGGGTCAGTTGTTACCTGGATCGCGCACGGGGTGGGGTCGGCAGAAATCAAGAAAACTGCGACAATTGCCAACGTTGGAGATGTTGAACAAACTGCATTGATTGAGGTTAGTAGCGATGAGCTTCAATCTCTCACCGGTGGATCGTATCCGTTCGTTTCGGATTACAGTTTGGTAGCTCGATTTGGCGATGGAAACGACGAAACAATCATTCATCGCGCTCCATTGACCATCAAAAAGGCAAGCTGAACTTTCGCAAATCTCTATTAGCGTGAGCCTCACAAAACGCCTCAAATTCGAGTTTGTTTGCGGGGTTGGGCAAATTGCTCAACCTCGCAGGTTTCATGCGCCGTGGCGCATCTGGGCGCGGCCAAGGTGGGTATTTTGGCAGGTTTCGCATGGCTGAGAGTGAAGTCGACCGCATCCATCACGAGTTTCTGCGCAAACTGGCCGATCAGGAGAAAAGTGCGCTGAGTGACATGCGCCAGGCGTATCTGGAGCTGGCAAAAAACTGGTTGGAAAAGCTCGATGCGAATTGGAAACGCATCGAGGAAAAACGCGCCGCTGGTGAGACTGTGCCGGTGAGCTGGTTGTATACCGACCAGCGCATACGCAAAATGTTGGCCGAGGTTGAGACGCAAGTGCAGAACTGGGCAGATGGTGTGGCCGCTCAGGCTGACGAACTGCAACAAAGCGGGGTCGAGGTCGGGCTGGATGAATCATCCGCCATTTTGAGCGCCGTTGGGGCAACGTTCATTCGTTTACCCAAAGAGGCATTGGCGGATATGCGAGGCTTTTTGCAGGAAGGTTCGCCACTGGCCCAGTTGTTATCCACTTTTGGCGCAGATGCCAAGCGTGAATGGGAACGCGCTTTGATCACGGGATTGGCGCAGGGGATGAATCCGCGTGATGTTGCGCGGATGGTGACCAAGGCCAGCGCGGTGCCGCTGGCGCGGGCCGAGCGCATAGCCCGCACGGAAATGCTCAGAAGTTATCGTGAAGCCCATCATCGCAATTACCAAGCCAATGATGACGTGGTTGAGGGCTGGACATGGCAAAGTGCGCTGAATACGCGCACGTGCGCAAGCTGCATCGCCATGCACGGCTCTTTCCACAAGCTGAGTGAACGTCTAAATGACCATCCAAATGGCCGATGCACGCCAATTCCAATTACGAAAACCTTTAACGAGCTGGGCGTGAACGACCTGGGGGACACGCGACCAACAATCCGCGATGGCGCGGACTGGCTGGCCGCCCAGTCGCCTGATATTCAAGATTCTGTATTGGGGAAAGAGGCTGGTGGGTTATTCAGAGCTGGCAAGGTTGCCCTACATGAATTTGTGCAAGTGAGCGAGAATAAAAAATGGGGCTCGATGCGCTCGGTGAAGCCTTTTGCACAGGTGATGATTGAAAAAGGGCAACGATGGCCGCGCGGGTGGAAAGAACCGCTGGGCATATACGATGCCTTACAAAAATTGGGGATGTCACCAAGGTTTAACCAATTTAGTTCTCATATAGAACGCGGTTTACGGGCATCTTACACACTTGACGATGGAGACATTCACCTCTCAAAACAAGTTCGTGATGAGTTGAAAGAAAGGAATCCATCTGGATTTAGAACAGCTTTACATGAGTTTCTGCATTCGGTTTCTTTTAATGTGACGGGAATATCCGCGGGACGTTTTGGTGGGGCTTACGTAAGAGGATTAGGCAATTTAGAAGAGTTGACGGTGGAACTTAATGCCCGCAGGTTGCTACACAAAGTGATGGCGGATGCTGGCGAACCCTATCGAGAGCCTAAACTAAAAGGGTACCCAGAACTCACCGAACCCTTTGAAAAAGTAATGCTGAAGCACATGAGTAGAGAGCGTTACGATGCCATGCTTGAGCGGTTATTGCGCACCTCTCTACTAGACCGTAAAAATGTCTTAGTCAACGAAATATGTCAAGCTGCACGCTTGACAGAAGGCGAGGCAAGGTTCATAATAAACGCGTTGCCAGAAAAATGAGTAAAGTTGACGAAATCCTAAGTGTTTTAATTCCACTGTTTGACCAAACACTAACAGCGGCGGGCACCATCGCGCCCATGACCAGCGCAGAATGCCGTCAGCTCATGATTGATCGTGAGCAGGGCGCATCATCCCCCGCGGATCTGGCACAAATACAAGAGGATAACGAGTGCTTGGCAATGCGAGCAATGTTTTTAGAAAAACAGGGTCTATAATCAACCCAACTAATCCATAACGCCTGAACGGGCGCGGATGAGCGAGAAGCTCATTCGCGCCCGTTTTTGTTTTTCGGCGAGATGCCGAAATTTGGCGAGATGCCAGCAGGAAAAGTCAGGAGTCGAAATGCCAGGAGACAGCAACCAACAAACAACTCAGCAAAACAATGGCTCCCAGCAGCCGCTAACGTGGGATACGTGGCACGGTGCGCTGGAAAAAAAAAAAAAAAAGCTGATTGAAGAACACACAACCGGCCTGAGGAACGCGCTCGACATAGAACGCAATGGCAAAAAAGAGCTTGAAAAGCAACTGAAAGCGGTACAAGCAAAAGCTGAGAAAGGCAGTGAGTTTGAGAAACAACTTGCAGATACGCTGAGTGCGCTTGGTCAGGAACGCCGCCAGCGAGTGTTCACTGAAAGTGCGATGGCCGCCAAGGCAACTGATGTGAAGCTGTTGTGGCTAGCCGCCAGCTCAGACAAGTTGGTAGATGACGAAGGCAAAGCCGACTTCGAGAATCTGAAGAAGCAATACCCCCAGCTTTTTCAGCAAAAACAACAAGCGCCACCCAGCCACGCTGGTGCTGGGCGCGGCGGGCAGGGTGGGGGATTCAATATGAATGATGCGATCCGCGCAGCTGCGGGCCGCGCACCAACATCGTGAGGTAATTGAAATGCCATATAACAACGTGATCTCACGCAGCGAAGTTGATCAGATGATTCAACCCGAAATCGCGCGTGAAATTATCCAGAACGTGCCAAATCAGAGCGTGGTCATGCGCATGGGACGGCGTTTGCAGAACATGGGCGCCAAGCAGCGCAAGATGCCGTTGCTTTCGCTTCTGCCAACAGCCTACTTTGTAAACGGTGATACTGGTTTGAAGCAGACCACCGAGCAAAACTGGAGCAACCTGGTAATGGAAGCTGAGGAGATTGCGGCCATCGTTCCGATCCCAGAGGCTGTTCTGGATGACTCCAGTTACGACATTTGGGGCGAAATTCGGCCACGATTGGAGGAAGCGATCGCATTCGCGTTCGACAATGCAGTGTTGAATGGTGTGAATGCGCCTGCGAGCTGGCCAACGGGGTTGATCGCGGCTGCAACGGCTGCTGGAAACAACGTTTCGCTCGGCGCGGGCAGTTTGTATGATGCGCTTCTGGCCGAAACTGGCGTGATCAGCAAAGTTGAACTGGATGGCTTTATCAGCACCGGTCACATTGCAGCGGTGAAGTTGCGCGGTATGTTGCGCGGCGTGAAAGACGCGAACGGTCAGCCAATCTTCAAGAGCACAATGCAAAGTGCAACTTCGTATGAGTTGGATGGCGCTCCGATTTACTTCCCAACAAACACTCTTCTTGATCCTGCTGCAAATTTGTTGTTGACCGGGGATTGGAGCAAGCTCGTTTACAGCGTGCGCCAAGACATCACCTACAAGATTTTGACAGAGGCGGTGATCACCGACAACAGCACGCCACCAGTCATCATCTACAACTTGCCACAACAGGACATGGTCGCCATGCGCGTTGTTTTCCGGGTGGCGGTTCAAGTGGTGAACCCGATGAACTCGGTGAACAGCAACGCGGCCACGCGCTATCCATTCGCCGTTTTGAAGGTGTAAGTCAGGCTAACGCTAAACGGTATTTGCGGGAGTTCACATGGCGACCAAGGTCACAGAAAAGATGGTGAATACAGTGCGTCTCTACGCTGATGAGCGCAATAGCACTGCATTCACCAATCCAGAGCTGACCGAGGTGATTGAACGCTACCCACTGTTTGACGCGGCGGGAAGATCGCCCTTCTTGTGTTTTGAAGCTGACGAGTTCACGCAAGCGGCCCTTCCCGCCGAGCCAGACAACCCAGACTGGTCACCAACGTTTGATTTACACGCGGCGGCCGCAGACATTTGGGATGCCAAGGCGGCCAAAGCCGCGGGCAACTACGATTTCAGCGCCGATGGCGGCAGCTTCCAGCGGTCGCAAGTGGCCGAGGCATATTCCAAGCAGGCGCGTTCGCACAGGTCGCGCCGGGCTGTTCGCTCCATCCCTGTTTTGCCATGAACCAGTTCACGCCGGCAGAGCTGGCAGAGCTGCAAAAAACACAAAACGAGGCGATGCAGGATCGCGCTCGTGTTTTGCATTACATGCCAGGCGATGTGGATGCGTATGGAATGCCCGGAGCGGCCACGTGGGTGGACATCGGCGAAACAAAGTGCGGTGTTGAATACAGCAAGCCCAACTTTGAAGCAGTTTTGAGCCAGGGCGCGGCCGCCACTCAGGTGGCCACAAGTAAGCTCGTGATTCGTTTGCCTCTGCCAACTCCGAACACACCAAAGGTGGGGAAGCTGGACCGCATCAAACCCATCTCCCGTTTTGGAGTGCCGCTTTCATCCGAAGAACAGAAGATATTTGAGGTGAAAGGCGAATGGCGGCGCGGGCCAAGTGGCTTGCTGGTTGAAATTGAGAGGGTAACCGATCAACTATGAGCGTTACTTTGAACTGGCGAGGCTCAGAGGTGGAACGCGCTTTGCGCGCCGCATCGGGCCGCGCCTTGCGCAAGGTGGCATTTGACATCGAGGGCCAAACCAAAAAGAACATCCAAGAAAACGGGCAGATTGACACGGGGTTCATGGTGAACAGCGTTTACACCGTAACGGACAACGACAATACCTACGGGCAGGCGAACAAAAGCGGGCGATACACGAATGAGGCAGGCGCAAACGTCCCGCGGAATCTTGCGCCTCAGGCGCGTTTGCCTCACAGCAATGAGCCTGCTGCGCTGGTGGCCGTGGGCGCTGAATATGCAATCTGGCAAGAACTGAAACGTTCATTTTTGATGGCGGCCGCCCAGGAAGTGGGCGCAAAAGCCGGGGCATCGGTCGCAGGAGGGTTTGACCTGTGATTGACGTAGAAGCCACCCTTCGAGCAGTGCTTGTGAAGCGAATGCCGGCGGGAACAAATATCTTCGCGGCCGCAAATCTGCCCGCGGGTTATACGCCTACGGCAACCGGCCCGGCTGTGTTGTTTCAACAACGGGGCGGCACACAGCCCTATCACAGCCGCACCCTCAAATCTTCTGTTCAGTTTCGTTGCTACGGCCCAAACGAGGCCGAGGCGCGCAAATTGGACCGCACTTTGTTTGATGCACTAAATGATGTGCAGGCATTTGAGGGTTTGCAAAATGCGCGATGCGCTGTGGTTGGGCAACTTTTGGTTGAGCCGCAAACCGAATGGCGCTTCGTTCTTTCGTTCTGGGATGTGTTTCTAAAAAACAGCTACCGCGAAACCAGCGTATTGCTGGTTTTGGCGAATTAACAGGAGAGTGAAATGATCAACGATATTGAGATCATGCCACTTGCGGTGTATGTCGCGCCCGCGACCCAATCCGCGTTTGTGGCTGACAACGCCGCTCCGGGCACGGCATGGCCATCCGGGTGGACACAGCTTGGCTCGTTGAGCAAGCCTATCAAGTTCACATACAAGGCTGACAAAAAAGACATCGAGGTGCAAAACGCACTCGCGCCGGTTCGCCGCCGAAAAATCAAGGAAAGCCTTGAGTTCAACATTGACCTGGCCGAACTCGCATTGCACCAACTGCAATACGCAACTGGCGTTTACACGTTGAACACCGCGCCAACCACCAGCGTAGCAGGGTTGGAGTCCTGGACTGATGGCGGCAAGGCCTGTTTGCCAGAATACATGTGGGGCTTTGAGGGAAAGATGGCCCCTGAAGATTGTGCCACATCTTACGCATTCCGCGTCTATGTGTGGAAGGCCACGTTGCTGGATCAATTCGAGTCCGAATACAGCAAGGATTCTGAAACTGTGCTCGCGCTGAAGTTTGGCGCACTGGCGGTGCCAGCAAAAGGCGCGGGCCAGCATCTTTGGCGCAAAGTGCGCGTGATTTCTCCACGCGCTACCTATCCGTGATTGGTTTACACCAACGCTCTACTGTGGCTCTGCACACGGGCGTTGGTGATGCGCGTGGTGATACGCAGATATGCGCCACGCTAAAAAACATGAAAGCACAAATCTACAAAGTTCCGGGCACAAATGGTGTGAAAGCCGCTTTTGTGATTGATGAGGCGAACGTAGTGAAGGCTTGCGTGATGTTGCGCAAGGGCGCGAGTGAGGCTGAAGAGCAAGCGGCCATCGCTAAGGCTGAAGCTCTCGCCGCCGGCGAAGCATCTCAGCCGGGCATTGAGCTGGTGAAAAGTCCGATCAAGGGGGGTAAATGAAGACGCTAAAAATCAAGCTGGGCGGTGTTGAATATGCGGTGGAGCAGTTGCCCATCCGCAAGTCGCGCCAGTGGCGTGAGGAATTCAAAACGCCCATCAGCCAGATTTTGACAGGTGTAGAGGCCGCGCCGGCCGTGCTTGAAAACAAAGACGTGAAAGGCATGGTTGCGTTGATGGTCGTGGCAAAGGATGTTCTGCTGAACTCGCTCGATACGGTGCTCGACATGCTGTGCAAATACGCGCCTGCGGTGTCCGCCGACCGCGAACGCATTGAGAGTGAAGCGTTTGATGATGAAGTCATTCAGGCATTTGTCAAAATTTTGGAGCTGGTGTTCCCTTTTGGCGAAGTCGGCAAGGCCCTGAAGATGATTGGCCAGCCCGCCCAGCCGACGTAGAAGAGCTGCTATTGAGCGAATACGGGCTGTGGAGTGATGAGGTTGACCAAGTTGAACAAATCACACTTATTGATGCATGGATGAGGCGCAAGCAATTTGAATCAAAACTGCTTGCATTGGAAGTAGGCAAGATGCTGTTTGGCGCACCAGAGCAGACCAAAAAGAAAAAGGGCGCCAGCGCGTTGTTTAGTGACGACATGGGCGGTGGAGAGACAGTGGTTTCGGATACGCCTTTTTAGCTCCAAATCCCGCAAAGTCGGATTAGCGAAAGTTAATCATGAGCGTTTCTCTCGGTGATGCAATCCTTTATTTGAAAGGCGATAACTCGGACGCTCGGCGCAAGCTGAGCGAAACCGAGGGCGAAGCGCGCGGTTTCGCTGGGAGGGTCAGTTCCATGTTGCAGAGTGCCTTTTCGTTTGCAGGGGGGCAATTAATTACCAGTGGACTAAATTCAATTTTGGGCGGGTTGCAAAATTTGGCAGGCGAGGCGTTAAATGTTGTTTCAAACAATGAGCGAATGAGGGCCTCACTGACCGCACTGATGACAAAAGAAATTGAGCGTTCTGGAATAGTAACTAAACAAATTGCCGTAGGAAAAAGCACTGTTCAACTTACAAAAGAACAATCAGCACACGCCAGTGATTTGGCTCTCAAAATAAAAGAAGCCTCGCTGAGATATGAGGACATGAAGAGAAGCCAGCAATATTGGCCTAAAGACCCAATTAAAGCTGGGCTGAATCAAGTTGAGCTTGAACAACGTGCCGCAGCTCTCTCAAAACTGCAATCCGAGTACAGCAAGCTGACTGGTTCTGTTGGGAAATCGGTCACCGTCTATCAAACTGAAACGACGAGCACGATCAGCCGGGCAGATGCAATGAAAAAAGCCGCTGATGCCGCAAAAGAACTGGAAAAGTGGGTCGGCCGAACTGCCATTGAATCACCATTCGAGAAAAAAGATGTTGTTAGTGCATTTAGGTCTTTCATGACAGGTGGCTTCACGTCTGACGAGGCTAAGCGCCAAACAACGGCCATACTTGATTTTGGGGCGGCCACTGGCGCTACGGGAGAAGTCCTTGATCATGTGGCGGTCGCCTACGGGCAAATTCGCCGGGCAGGCAAGTTGATGGGTCAGGACATGATGCAACTGACAAACGCAGGAATTGATGTTACTGACGCGCTTGTAAGAAGTGGAAAGGTCGCTGGATTGACAACTGAAAATTTCCGCGACTACATGGAGAAGGGGCTAATCCCATCAAAAATCGCCCTCGACGCGATCACCGAATCTATCGAAAAAGACTTCGGAGGTTCAGGTAAAGCCCAGGCGGGGCTATTTAGTGGACTCATTGCCAGCTTAAGTGACCTAAAAGAAGCTGCTATCGAAGACGTTTTCACCCCAATATTCAAAAAAGCACAACCATATCTTGAGAAATTTGTAAATCTTTTGCAAGACCCTGCCACAAAGGCCGCAATGCAAGCCATGGGGAATGCAATTGGCGATGTTTTTGGAAAAATAATGACAGGAGCCGAGAAGTTGTTCACAGCAGCACAAAGTGGAGGTGCAGGTGGGGTATTGGAGGCCTTAGGACTTACACCTGAAGCGGTTGCAAGTGTTCAAAGCACTGTTAACAGCGTTTTGGGATTCATCATGATGCTGGTGAATTGGTTGGTTGCTAACATTCCAGTAGCGGCGAGCGTGTTTGGCCAGGTGGCTACGGATTTAGCGCCGGTGGCCACAGCCATTATTGGTGTCCTTGGCATGGCCTGGACGTGGCTCTCCACCAACATGCCGGCTATTCTGGCGACCATCAAAAAGTTGCTGGGCGATTTGTGGACGCGCCTTGAACCAATTATTAAAGAGATTGCAAACTGGCTAGCCACTCAAATCCCAATTGCTGCGCAGACGTTTGCAAAGTTTTTCAACGAAACATTGTTGCCAGCACTGAAGGACGTTTTTAATTTCATTGATGAAAAAGCTATTCCCTTCATAACCACGCTTTGGGAATGGCTGAAAACAAATATTCCACAGGCAGTTGACGAGGTAGTGAAGGTTTTTAACACTTTGCTGGGCATTCAGAAAGACGTTTCTGACGCGATCAGCAACTTCATCAAAGAGCGCCTTCAGGCATTGCTTGATGCATTCAACAAGGTGAAGGACGTGGTTGAGAAAGTTGTGAATTTCATCAAACAATTCAAGGACGGGATTGCCGGTATTGACCCATCGAAGATTCTTGGAGGTGGCTCTGGCAGCGGCAACGCGCCCGGCACTGGAAATCCCGGCGGCAACGCTGGTGTTCAGTCGGTGGGCGGGATGGCGGGTGCCGCGTTTGCGGCCGCGGCTGCGCAAACCGGCCCAAGGGTTGCCCAGCTCATCATTAAGGGCAAAGTGTTGGCAGAGGCTGTATTTGAAGATGGCGCTGACGCAGCGCGCGTCAGCCGGCGCAGGAGCTACGCATCATGAGCCTGACATACGTGCAATTGGGGCGCACATTGAATGGCACTCATCAGGTTGGCAAACTTAATGTAAAGGCCGGGAGCTGGCGCGTTCGGTTTGAACAGCCAAAAAAAGTGCGAGTTACGCGCTCAGGAACGACGTTTAAGAGCTTTGCGCGAAAACGTCGTGTTTATGCCTTTGATGCCTACGTGGATTACCAGCCCGAACAGGGTTACCTTGGATTTGATGACGTTGAATTAATTGCAGGTGGGTACGGCAACACGATTGGCGGCAGTGAACTAGTTCTCTATGACCTGAGCAACACATATCGTGAAGTGGTGCTCTTGAACGACATTGAAATGGTGCCAGATTCTGGCGAAACCGAGGGTGAGTGCTCGACCTATCTCGCCCACTTTGAACTGATGGATAGGTGGATTTAATGAGAAAGACAATTTTTACAGATGGCGATCAGCTTTCGCCAATTTTGGCTGCCAAATCGCTCGGCTTCAACACTGTGCGCTGTCATCATGACGGCAATGATTATGTGTTCATGCAAAAACTAATTGACGAGGCGCGTAAACAAGGCATCCAGCTTTGGTTCAGCATGGATTGGGACTTTCACCGTATGGGCACCAGCGATGGTGGAAACCATCGTGATGAGATATGCGCACGTTACGACTTTCTGTATCGACATCGTGACGTGGTGCTTGGGCTTTGCGCTGAAGAGACTGAATATCACCCAGATATTAACGTTGCACCGCCGTGGCCGCTTGAGTTGATAAAAAACCACTTTAATTTTGTGCATCAAGCCTATCCGTTCTTTGACACGCAGCTCATCGTGTGTGGCGCACGCGACCGCTCAACGCTGGCCAAACAAACCGTGTTTGAGTATTACTTGGGCACAACACAGACAAAAAACTCAAGTCGCTCTGATTTTGAAGCCAATGTTGAGAGTTTTGTTAAGAGTTTGGCCACTCCCGGAGCAACTAAGTCGCTTGGCTTATGCCTCAAGGCAACCGAAGATGATGTGACTGCCGAAGTCTTGAAATACCAGATTGATGTGTTTAAGGCCGCGCTTTCGGTGCACAAGGTGAATCTTGAGCTCGATGAGCTGGTGGCGTGGGTATGGGATTGGGATAGTCACCCAGAAATCCCTGCGCTATGTGACACAAAATCAATTCAGCAAGCATGGAAAGAGATTGGCAATTTCACTTCGATTGTTCCACCTCCGCCACCACCTTCGGACATGACACCAATTGAACACCTTCAAGCTGTCATCAAAAAGCTTCAGCCTCAATCGCTTTCGGTCGAGGGTTGGCAAGGCTTGCATCGCACAAAAGAAGCCCTTTTCTGGTTGAACGAGGACAACAGCCTGCGGTGAATTTCCGCAAAGAACAATTAGCGTGAGCCATGCGAACAGTTGATCCGGCCATTCTTGCCGCACAAAGCGCGCCGAGCGTGATGCCATCGGTGCGCGCTGTGTGCCAGCGAGAGATGCTCTCGTTTGACTCACTGAATATTTTGGCGTCGTCCTGGCCTGCCCTGGGCAAAAAGCTGTACGGGGCACCTGAAACGTACTGTTGGGCAGGCAACAACAAGCTATTTGCAACATATCGTGTAAACACAACCCCAAGCGCGTTGGTAAAACTTGTAGATGTTGATGCGCCAAATCTAGACCCAACCGGCGCAGCCAGCGTGGCCAGCGTGGCCATGCGCCAAGGTCTACTAACGCTGGGACAAAACAGCTATCTTTACTCGGCTTGGGTGGGCCAAGATAATTTGTTTCAATTGCAGCGAAGAATAGTGGCGCAAACTGGAGGCGCCCTTGTGCTGGGTAATGCGGCAAATTTTGGGCCGGTTTTTGGGCAAGCCTTCACTGCTAACTCAGAGCTTTTAGTTCGCGTGGAGGCAATATGCCCAGTAGACGATGGTTCTGGTGATGGGCCGTGTTTTGCGATTGTTGGAATTCACAACTTCAATCTCCAAATTAGCACTTTGCTTTTCTATTGGGTTACGCCAACTGGCGCGACCCAGTTGAATGCGATGCACCAGATGCCATTGCAGGAGAACTACACGCTCTGGCATTTAGCCGCACCCCACGCAGCGTTCTGCTCTGCCACGTATCACTCATATCATAAACGCGCATGTCTGTATTTCAACACACGCCAAGAAGGCGGGGCCGCAATGATCGGAATTTTGCCCGCCTCGATGGCAGAACATGCGCAAACGCAGATTGTTCCTCGCTACAACGATGACTCCTCCATCTCGTTTCTGCCCAGCTCAGTTACGCAAATAAATGGGCTTATGTATTTGAGTGGAACTGTCACCCGGCGCATTCAATCTGATGCGGGGGACAGAATCTTGAGCTATGAAGCGTATTTGCTCTCGCTGGATGGAGTGCGCTTTTCGTTTGGTGAATCGAGTCATTTTGTGAGGCAATATGCGCAGCGCGGCACCCTGATTGTTCCACCCGCAAGCAGCTCACTGTATGGCTGCATTTACAGCATCGGGCGAGGAATCGTAGCCCGCGCCGCGGCCACCCAAATCCAGCTTCCCGGTGCGCCCGCGCCAGCATTGCAAGCTGTTGAGCTGGCGGTACTAGATTGGGAAGCGAAATTTGTTACTAATGACCCGGACACACTCACTCTTGGCGTAGCCATACGACAAGATGCGCCTGAGGTTGATTCAATAATACGAACTGGCTCCATTATTTACCTTTGGGCAGGATATTACGACACCAATACGCCGATCGGCGTGTATTCCATTGATCGCGTTGAAAACGCTGTGTCAGATGATGGTCGGGAGGCGTTAAAAATCACCTGCCGGGACTTGCTGAGCAAGAAATTAACTGACTGGCACGCGCCAATGGATACGGAGTTAACCAGCAGAAAGGCGATCAGCACATATTTGAATGATGAGCGTGAGCTTTCATTTTTCACGCCGAAACGCGATGTGACGTTGGGAGAGAAAGGCCTGACATTTTCAGGATTAAACAATCCGATGGTGGCGTGGCTCGACACGCATGATACAGGAAACGCGCTTGGAAAAGCTACCGTGCGTTTTGATGTGGATGCCACGCACCACCTCAGCGTGTTTGGCTTTGCCCTGGGCGGACATGAATTCGAGATTAGCGACTTTACGGGTGAGCTTCACAAAAGTGCAGATTTCTTGATGGCGCTCTTCCCGAAAGAGATGGATTGGCCAGGTCATAACCACAGCTCTCCACTTCTGCGATCTGCAAGGTTTGGCAACAGCACAGGTGCAGATATTGAGGAACACATGCATAGCCTAGTAGAAGGTGTGAATGCCGGGTATGTGCGCAGCACGGATGCCGAAGCTGAAGTTTTGCACGAAGAAACTTGGCAAGCCAGGCCGAAATACACGTATGACGTGGCCGTGCGCACACACGGGCGGCGAGTTCAAATATTTGCGCGAATCCGTAAACTGAGCAAGTTTAATGCCGCCGCACACGCTGAATATCGCCTTGTGTCTGAATTCTCTCTGGATGGAAAAACCCGCCGTTTACCGCAGGGCACCGCACGAGTGGGCCTTGTGTGCGCCACTGACGTGTTTGTGAGCAAAGATGTGTTCCCCAACGCATTTTACGATGATGTTGTGGCTAGTGTGACTGAAGCAGGTGTTCAAGACGATCCACAATCCGGCTCATTTCACACGCCGATCACCGGTTTAATTACAGAATTTAATACTGGGCCAGGCACAAACGGGAATGATGTGTCTGGAACGAACACAAAATTTCTTGACGAGTTGAGGGTTGGCCAGCAGGTATTCACAGGCAGCAGAGTTAGAACAATTTCGGCAATTGGCTCTCAAACAGGCTTGCAAATGGGAGACAGCTTGGGTGGGTCTGGAACTCCACATCAGGCATTTATTCGCAGCTCTGATTTTCACGCATACGCGAGCAGCAGGCAAAAAACAAAGAATGTCAACGGCTCACTTGTTGTGGATGACCCCGGAGCCACGTTAAGCTACATCGAGCTGGCTGGTTTTGGGGTCTTCATTACTGATGATGACACAGCATTAACCCAACGCCTGGTTGTTTCAAACGGGGTGAAACATTATCTGGCAAATGCGGGCTGGGATCCAACAAATCCAATTGCCGAGCCTGCGCCATGGCGGTTTATTTTTAGTCATGGGCGAGTTGCAATTGGCACAGCGTCAGCTTTTGGGTTGCCATCTCACGGATATTTGAAGATTGATGATGAAATAGCCTTCTACAAAGAAATACAGTTTCTTCAATATAAAGAAAATCTTTCATCGGCAAGTTATCAAAGCTTGGGCACCTGGCTTGTGATACCCGCGTATTACGCAGTTCCGACCACCCAGACAGCAAAAATCAGCAGAATAGCCCTTGGCCTTGGTCTCTCTGAATTTACCGAAAGCGTTGCTCCTGGCTGGCACATTCAAATAAGCAGTCGAAATAGTAACGATTCTGGATACTACGCCAAGCGATCACGCTCGGTTTCCCCGCAGAAGCGACTCCAGTTATATGTGTATTCGAAAACAGAAACTGGACTCATTATTGGGCGATATGCAAAGCCATTTGGAAGCCTGATCGAGGAGCCGCCAGACGTTCTTCTCTCGGATAAAGATGTGTTGATTTTCGACACACGGGGCATGTTTGGCACTGAAAAAGTTGCGCATGACTCGGATGAGCCTGTGCTTTATTACCCGTGTGATGCGGCTGGGAACGGCCCTGCGATCAACGTTCAGCACGTAGACTGGTTCAGCGGCACCTATCAGAGCTGTGATGATGCCATCCAGAATGTTTGCTTACTCGCCGGTGCGCGGCGGCCTCAAACAGCATCGGGGTTCACATCGCCAAACCAGTGGAAAGCCGTCTCAATTCAGCCGCAAACGCTGACCCAATTGCCGTTGCAATCTGTAATGGCGAACTTCAAGTTGAAGTTGAAAACCAGTTTGCCCGGAAATAGCACTGGTTCATCTCCGTATCTAAAGGTGCGCTTTCGGGGGTATTACGAGCTGTATTTGCAGCAAAGAAACAACTTGGCTAGCGTAAGCGCTGGCCGACTAGGAAATATTTTTGTTGGCCTGGCCACGCTTGACCCAAATGTAACACCAGATGCAGAAGGGATTCGCTGGCTTGAAACGGTTGTAGTCCCGCAAACTAACGTTAGCGTGAGCGGACCAATTACTGGTGGCAGTGAGTTCACGTGCGATAACAAACCAAAAAATCGCGTCAATATTTCAATCATCGTTCAAAACAATCTCATCTCGGTTGAGATTGAAAATGTGCCAATCTGGACATTCAACATCGAAACGATGTACGATGAGTCGACAGGTGACAATTACGCGCGTTACAACGCAAACCTCGTATATGTTCAGATTGACACTCCAAATGCGGTCACCACGGCGCGGGTTCAACAGCTTCATGATGAGATAGAAAAACTGGTTATTCAGACCGATACCAGTGCAGCAAACGCCCTCACAGATTTGATGCGATCACGTCATATCAAATCACGCCAATTGTTCACCACCAAACCCATCATGCAATTCTCGAATTTCTCTGTTCGGGAAGATGTTGGACAAATTGGTCCCAACCAGTGGGATGAATCGTTTAGGGACGACGATGACAGCGTGGCCGCGCATGTGCGCGTAGCAAATGAAAACTCTGGCGAATACCTGGATGAGCAGTGGGCCATTAAAAACGGCTACAAATTTGCGACAAGCCAGAATGATTTCGCCAAAACGAATGAGGCCAGCGCGCGAGAAGCCAAACTGGTCGTCCGCGAGGCGCAGGAAAGTGTTAGCCAGCGTGATGTGACTGGTGTTGCACTCGTGCACGTTCAACCCGAAGATTCAATCTGGCAATCGTATGAAGCAGGGGGAGATTTGCCACGACATGCAAACACTCATCACGTTGTCAGCTCTGCAACATTTAGAGATGACGGCGAAGAACTGACGGGCCAGTATGAGATCAGAAAGTTTGTGAGCTAAATCATGCCCAATACCCTTTATCAATCCCTGAGTGAAAAATCTCGCGCCGCCGCTGGTATGCGCACGGCGCGGGTATTTTCCATGGGTGCGCAAACGGTGGATGCGCAGCTCTCTGGCGGCGGCATTTTGCGTGGTTTGCCCATTTCCGGCGATGTGGAGCTGAATGACTTGGTGTATGTGCAATTTGATGGCGAGAAATACATTGCCCGCGCGGGCGCACAGGGGCGCAAAGCAAGTCCATCTCGTAGCTCAACACGGCCACCATGCATTGCTCCAAAATCTGCCCTCGCGCCTGTAAATCCAATCACGACATCCATGCACATACGCGCTGGAGAGTGTTTTGATGAACTCTCTGTCGGGCAGGGTTTTTTGACGTTTGACACGCTCAATATCAGCCGAGCAACTCTATCGCTCACAAGCAGTTATCAGCTTGCTTTTATCGCCAGCGTTTTTGGCGTTGAGGGCGCAAGTTACAAACTGAAATCAATTCTTTTTGCCACCATTTTTGACAACTGTGTGGCTGGAGATGTTGTCACTGCACAGGTCAACATTGACGATGCAGAGTTCTACACACTTGATTTGATTGCTCCGCAAATATCAGCAGCGAACTGGAGTTATCAGCAGCAAATTGAACAAAAAGTTCAGCTTTCTGCCGGTCAACACACAATTTTTGTGAAAGCTAAAAACCAAACCGCTCCGCGTGGCAAGGTGGCACTTTGCCACGTGGTTGAAATTTCTCTGTGAGGTGAACGATGGCAATTCCTGTAAATAACGACTGGCACTTGTTATTAAGTGACGCGCTTTATGAGCCAACAGGGACTAACAATGTCCCGGTTTTAAACAAGCCGGAAAAGAAGGGCAAGGCTGTTGATGGGAATAATGCATGGGACAGCACATTGATGTTGCCATGCGGAATTGTTGATGACCCTGTGTTGGTGAACGGTATTGAATACAGGTATCGCATGTATTACTCATGCGATTGTTTGCAGTTTGGCACTTCAGATGCGCATTGTTTGTGGAGAAAATTAGCTGTCGTTTTAACGAATGATGGTCTCAATTGGACAAAACCAATTCTCAATTTATTCAATTGTGGAACACAGTGCGGAAACTCAAACGCAAACAACATATTAGATGTTTGTCCCATGACGGTTTGGAGGGATGGACACGAGAGCGATTCATCAAAACGCTACAAGGCGATTTCGTATGGGAATGCCCAGCATGAGAACAGAATTTGGTATTCAGCTGATGGGATACACAACTGGACGATGGGGCCAACGAATATGTTCACCCTCCTCGCGGATGGGGCCAACCAGATTGTGTACGATGATGAAAGCGGCGACTATGTTGGTTTCTTCAGGTCGTGGTGGAACCAGACACAAGCCACACGCTGCGCAGCTAGACTGGTTGGGCCAGCACAATATATGGGTGCCTGGACAACTCCCCCGCTTTTCGCATGTTCAGCAAGTGGTGGCAACTCGATTGATGCCAGCCAGGCCGGTGGTTACACCATTTTGCATAGAGATATGCAAAATGGGGGTTACTACAACCCAGCATATTTTAGGTATCCGCTTGCAGCTCGAACTCATTTGTTCATGCCATCAATGTTGTTTGAAGATGTTCAGCTGCTTGACGTATATCTTGCGTATTCGCGTTCAATGCTGGGAAACCTGAATACACCAGAAAATGATCCCACATTAGCCAACGCCATAATTCCGCGCGGGGACGCAGTTTCTGGCGACCAAACAATTTATGCGCAGCCATTTGTCATTCAAACGGCTGTTGACAAAGAAAGTTATTATTACTCTGGGTATATCGGAACTCACGCCACAGGCAAAACATCGGGTGCGCCGGGGTTTTATAGGGCTGAAGGACGTTTGCGGGGATTGATAACCAGAAACACAGAAACATCTCTGACGGTAACGAGCGAGCAGCTTTTGTTGCCAGCACAGGTTACGAAACTTATCATTAATGCGAAGGTTGGAACTGGCGGCTCTATCAAAATTGCTATCTGCGATGCAACTGGAAACGAACTTACAAACTTCAGTTTGGCTAAATCTATCGCGTTTACCGGTGATAGCGTGGCAGCAGAAATGACATGGATTGGCGCACCTGATTTGCAAACATTGTCCGGGCAAACAATACGGCTCAAGTGGCAAGTGCAAGGCGGCGGCGCAAATAACCCAACGAAGCGAGCAGCATTTGCGTTTTTATACACTCCCTCATCACAAACCCCAAATCTAAGCGTATCTGGAACAACGTTAGGATGCTCTGAAAATTTGACGGTGGAGGCATCTGGGTTTTCTGGAACTGGTAATTACGCATGGTCAATCGTGGGCATAGTTGGGGCAGGCGCAGGCACAACCCTTGGCGCCACCAGCACAGCAACCCAGACAAACACGCTTATCCCGTCTGGGATTGATGGCGTTGGCAGTGTGACAGTTAAATGCGAGCGCGGGGGTTCGAGTGCAAATCTCACTATTCCAGTCTCGTGCGACACCGGGCCAGTTACACCCGCACCGAACACTAATTACAGCTCAGAGAATCCGCCTTGCCTTGCACCGGCACGGGTTTTGCCAGCTGTTAATCCGCTCACAACGAAGATGGGAATTCGAGCGGGCGACTGCTTTGACACGCTCAGCCCGGCGCAGGGATTCCCAGCATTCGACACGATAAAAATCACGAGCGGCGCACAGGCACTGCAGACCGGTTATAACGCGGTTCCCAACACGGCGCAAAGCGTGGCCACGCCAGAAAATGTTGCCGCCGTCATCGTATGCACGTTGTTTGGAAATCTGACCGGCGCAAATACAGGTGATGCAGCTACTGTTGATGTGGTGATTGACGCGGTCGCATATCCGTTGCTATCGCTGATTCAGCCGGCCACGCCTGGGCAGGCCAACGCCGCAAATATTGAGAAATTCTTTGTGGGGCCGGGGACACACTCGGTCTCACTTCAAGCAAAAAATTCGGCCGGCGCGCGTGGCACTCTGAATGCGCGCTTGGTCACCGAACTGAGGTTGCCATGACCACACCAGAGCCACACCCACAAGAGGCACTTGAGCAGATCATTGCGTCATATCCACGTGATGGGGCTGGCAATATATTAACCGAGGGATACCTGCGTTGGACGGGGTTGAGCTTTAATGAGGACGTACCATCGAGCGAATCGTAGCTCACGCTAATGCGCCTTTGCGCCAGTTCACACCGGCGCAAAGGCGGTTCTGCTCATCGAGGGAGGAAGAGCAGGATGAGCAGCACGAGAATGAGAATCGCTGTGAGCGCAATAAAGATGTTGATTTGATGGATCTTGCGCTGAGCCACTTTGTTTCCAGATAACATCCCTCGCGAGGTGGCTTGTTGGCTTTGCAGCTGGGCAATGACGGCGGTGCCGGTGAACAGCGCGATCACAATTGCAATCAGCGCATCACCTGCTTTAAGCACATCGTCAGGTATTTTGAGCCACGTGGTGAGCAAAACGCGGGCGAAAGCTGCAAAAGCAAACCAGAATTGCGGGCTGAGGATGATGCGGCGGCCAATTTCACGCCAGTCGAGAGATTGAGGTTGAGGTGTCATTTTGTTGTTCCTTTGCCAGAAAAATTAAAAGCGCGGCGAGTTTTGAACTCGCCGCGCTAATGCGTGCTGGCAGAGAGAAGTTTAACCTATGAAACTGAAACACAAACGCGGATGCAAATGCAAAACTTGCGTTGATCGCAGACGGCGGCGCAATGCCCGCGATCGAGCCAGCCGCGCTGGTCATCGTCACATGCGGCTGGCCACAGCTACATTTGCGGTCCATTCAAACGCATCTGGCACCCAAACGGTTGTTGCCACTGGCGGGGACGTTGGCGGTGGTGGGAATGGCACTGGTGGCGGTGGTGGCAACTCTCGCGGTGGTTCTGAAAACCCCATTCCAGACTGACCTCGATACTTTTCCACCGATGCGAGGAAATCGGTATCCAGAACATGTGCATAAATGTGCATTGTGGTGTGTAATGCCGTGTGCCCAAGAGCTTTTTGAACATGCTCCGGTTTGACACCGTGGTGCAACATATCCGTTGCCAAATAGTGGCGAAACATGTGCGGGTAGACCTTGTGCTCCACACCCATCAACTTTTCAGTTTTCTCTATAACATCGGCAATGGCCTCGCCGTGGAGATAGGGCAATCCTCGCCAAGACAACCAAAGCGCATCTCCAGCATCTGGGAATATGCGTTCGCGTTCAACCAGGTATTCCTGAATTGCGGAGGAGCTTTGCGGTGAAATTAACAACCAACGCCACAAATCCTTTTTGCCCTTTATCCAGGCTTTTAGCGAACCATCTTTCATCTGACTAACGGTTAGGTTCATTACCTCGCTCACTCTCCCGCCAGATGAAATGAGTGTGAGCATGAGCGCCCGGTTACGCAGAATGTAGAACATGCCGCGTTTGTGGTGCTTTTTTAGAATAATGCTGCACGTGGCTGGGTTTAGCCAAAAATCCACAATCTTGCGACACGCATCCATATCGGGCAGGCGGGGTGTGTACTGGACACGTTGGCCGCCACGAGAGTTGCGTAACACATCAGCCGCGCGCTCCACTGAAAACTCTGGAATCCAGTTTTTATATTGCGCGAACCAGATAAATCTTTTCAGTCCCGCAATCTCGCTCATTCGCGTGATTAGCGTCCGTGTGTTCCCTCGCTGATCGTATTCACTCAGAATGTTGTAGTCGAATGGGACATCAAAACCCTGTAAAAGTTTCAGCGCATAGCGATACTTGTCTTTGGTAGTTTCTTTACACCAAGCCAGATATTCCATGAACATTTGAATATGAGTATTGGTGATGTCAGACGTAGTGCGAAGTGATAAATCGGGTGGGTTGTCCATTTTGCAAAAACAGGGGTGTTTTGCGGTTCGAGAGAATATTTGATGCTTTACACCTGTTTTGAATTTTCAAGCGTGTTACTAGTCGCAACGTTTGATTCAGGGCCGCAGTTGGATTCATTGGGGGAATCAATGATGGATAAAACCTTAGCCGTTCGAAAATTGCGCTTCATAAACTTCTTGACTTGCTCTTCATCCGCGAGTAAATAACTGCGTCCAATGAAGACCTCACGCATGATTTTTTTACCCTTACGCGTGGTTTGCTCGTACCGTACGACCCAATTTTTTGCGTAATACATGTGCCCCTCACGCTAATAGTCGTTTGCGACAGTTGATCGGCGTAATCTCTCTAATTCCCGTCCCGCAATGTCTGAAGAGAGTGCGCCGATTGTAGCAAGCATGATGACAAGAGATTCTCTTGTGTATGTGGCACGCATCGTGCCGTCTGGCAAGATGAGACAGTTGTCACGCTCTACGCCAACTTTTGCTCCGGCGGGCCAGTCTATTGTGTATAAGCCAGTCATTATTTTGCCTTGCTCTCATCGACTTCGTCGAGTCGCATATCCACCAGAGCGACCAATCCGGCTCGCCGTGCAAATACTTGCCGAAGGCGATAAACAAGCATTCCGGTTGGATTTTTTATCAGCCCACCCGGTCCCATCTTGATGGCGCTTCCCAGAAATTTAACCTCGTCAAGGTGTACGTCCAAATATGAACATGATGCAATTAGTTCAAATAGAACCATCTCATCCATCATACCCCAGTCATCGCGGAAATACTGCTCCAAGGCGCGATCAAGATGTCCTTTCAGTGCCCGGCGCATTTGTTCTACTACCACGCGATGTTCTGGCGTGGGGTCATTCACTGGTTCGGTGCGATCCAGCGTTCGTTTCCAACGGTTGCCAAACACCGAACTTAAAACAAGCGTGATAAATGCGTGATCGGCAGCAATAGCGTCTTGAAGCGCATTTTCATTTTTTCTTAATTCCCAATCAACAACAGAGATTTTTGTTTGGAGTGTCAATGATCGTTGACAACTCGTGTCAACCATCGTTGACAACTTCCCCCCTCCGCTGGGTGTCGTTATCCACAGATTTTTGGGCATTGTGGATAACGCATCGCCATTTGTGGACAACTCGCCGCGCTTGTGGCGGATGAAAAGAGCTTCCAAAGCAGATGCGGATTGTGGAAGTTCTGGCTCATCTGGCGTGGCCAGGGTGGGTTGGAGGCCGCTTGTGTGCCACCATGCCAACGCCCGCGCATCATCAACTAGATATTCAGCGGTATTGAACCGGCCTGCCGTGCGCCGCCGGATAATGCCTATTGAAGGCACGCCGAGCGGCTCATTCTTCGCGTCATCGATGCAAACGAAGCGGATCACATCCCACAGACGCTCTTTGTGCAGGCCCAGCTCGGCGCACCACTGCGCATCCGTTTTGCTGAACCATGCACCACCCTGTTTGGATTTGCCGCGCCATTTGTAGCACGCCGCGATAAACAACGCACAAAGGTTTGCTAAATCACGGTCCAACACGCGCCCGGCTTTATCAGTGCGGAAATGTTTCCGACAGGCAGCCGCGACAGCGCCATGATATGCGATCCACCCGTTTTCTGTGCCGGGCAGGCCCGCATTCACTCCCTTCGACACTTTGTTCTGCCGCATAGAAGAAGCCGAAAAACAGCTAGTTTGGTCTAGCAGCGGCGCGGCAGAGGTCGCGTGGGATGGTGTGTTGAAACGAGGCATGATTTAGAGCTGGGCCTCGGCGAGTTGATTTAGTAGGTTGTGTCCAGCCAGCGTGAGAATGCGACCTTTCTCGCGCACTCGTATTAACCCGCTGGCCAGCAAAAACGGCTCCACATCATCTGTGATGCTGTCGCTCGGAATATCGCTTAGAAGCGAAAGCATGATGCGTGCCGCAACAGGTTTTTGTTCTTTTTGCAGAACACGCATATAACGGACGTCATTGTGAGTTAGCCCATTTGCTGTAACGATGCCGCGCTCTCGCATGATTTGCTTCAGCGCCGTCTTTGAATCGGTGACATTTGTGGTCGCCATCTCATCAGATACATCTCTGGCAATGTCAAAGGCTGACCGCGGGGTGAGGCGTGATACCTGGGCGATGCGCACAAGCGTTTCTGCTGGCAAATATGAGAATTTCTTGGAGAGCATCTCGGTCACCTGCTCCAGCTTGTAGCGTTGCAAGGCGATCTCAGTCAGTCGAGTGCGCAATGCGCCATCGAACAGGGATGGCTTTGTTGTGGCAAAGATGAAGCCAACTTGCGAGGCATCCATTACAAACTTGCCATCTTCAGTTGTTTTCACGACTGCTGTGCGATCGCTAGCCTCCAGAAGCGTGAGCAAGGTTTGCTGAACCGGCGGTGCGATGAGATGAGCCTCATCAATAAACACCAGCATGGCCGGATAAGTGCGCACCGGCAACCCGCTCCGCGTTCCAGTTCTGGGTGCGCTTATATTGGCACCGGCAAGTGCCTCCTGCATCAACGTGGCGAGCGCGTCTCTGCTCGAAACATTGCGCCCATCCATCTGCGCGACTGGCATTCCCAAGCACTTGGCCATGCGCCGCGCGATCTCGGTTTTGCCAGTGCTGGGAGCGCCGGTCAGCAGAAGAACTCGCTTTAATGAGGGCGGATCTTCGAAGAGCGCAATTAGCAAAATGCGCTTAATCGCGTAGACCGCCTCTTCGTTGCCGACAAAGCCATGAAATGATTCTTCCGCCTTGTTGCGCAGGTCGCCGTTTATAAGTTGTGTCATGAGAGCGCACAAAATTGTCCGACCGCGCTACAATAAGCACAGTCGGAATGAGAGACCGACATTCAAAAAGCCCACAGCCGCCAAGCAAGTGGGCTTTTTAGTTTGCTGAGAACAATGGTAAGCGAGACTGAAAACTTGACGTAACTTTGCTTAACAAGGGGGTAGACTGAAAATACCTTGGAGAATATAGTCTCTTCGGGTTATTTTTCGCCGCGGCGAATGATACCAGCCTGCCCCCCTTCGCTTTTGGGAGGGAAAGCACCTTGGCGCGGGAAGTCATACGCTGCACCCGTCTACCCTCTTGAACGGCATCGGGGTGTTGCATGAAATACTCTGGCAAATCGCCGCTGGCCATGTATTGGGAGATGGCCTGTGTGCTTACCCCTCGAAGCTCCGCCGCGTCCGTAATTGAGATTAAATCGCTGAAATCAACGACTTCCACCTCGATTGACCGTTTGGTCGCATAAATTTGAACTTGGTTTGTCATTTGTTCTCCGTAGCCGCGATTATATACATCCAACTGGTTTTGTCAAGTGGAAACCCAAGTTTTCTGGTATTGACAAAAGTAATTGGATAATATAATATGTTGAGCAACAAATGGCAACTCACGCAAAACTCTTAGCGCAGTGCAGCTCGGAATCCGGCGGCCTCGGCCTCTGCGGCCGTTCTGAAACAGGCTTCGGGTTTAGTGTTGTCGTAGGCTTGTTGCCTTGGCCGGTGGTAAATCTTTTCTTTTTTGGAGTTGATGTTGCCCTTAATGGGCGCATCCGCCGGGCAGGCCTCGCCCACCGGTTGCCATCCGCCGCCAGTGCGCGGCGCCAGCGAGCTTGCGCGTGTGGGCGTGGCCGCCAAGGTTGGCCGCGCGGTCATCGTGGCCGCGCTGGTTGGTCTTGGTGTGTTGATGATGGGCGCCACAGCGGGCGCGCTTGCAGTGCTGGTCGGAGCTGGTCGCGTGGCGGTGGCCGTTGGGCGGATGGTTGCGCTGGGCACGGCGGGCACAGCAGTGGGCGGTGCTTTGGTCGGCGCGCTGCCACATGCCGACATCAAGAAGAACACGCCCAATATCAGGGTGATGTGTTTTGGGGTCATGGACGCATTTTAGTGCAAAAGCGAGGTGCAAAGTGAGGAAAACCACACAAAATGTCTTGAGTGATTTAGCTGATTTCATATTTCATTACGAGGGAAACACATTTAGTTCGAGTGGAAGTGGAGTGATGTATGAGGAGGCCGTAGCCTTGGCAGATGCTTTGGCAAGTAAGGCAATTACAACCTTGATGGGTTATTTGCGCATAGATGCGCTTCGTATACAGAATGAACTAGATGGCTTACGTAAATCCAGAGCACGAAAAAGCCGAGGTGCAAAGTGAGCAAAGTAAAGGTCTTGAGGTCCGCGGCGACCATCAAAGATACGCTGATCATGCTGGAGAAGGAAGACTGCCCATGCACCACCCAGCTCCCGCGTGGGTTGCGCATCACGCTCAACCCCGGCCAGTGGGTCAGCATCAGCCGCGCCAGTATCAACCCCAGCCCAACCGAGATTCGTGTTTTTAGCGAACAGGCCGCGCTCATGGGGATGGGGCTGCCGATCATGGCGGCCAAGCCGGGAGCACTGCCCCACACCATCGTGTGGGACTTGCGAAAAGTCGAGTTGAACTCGTAATTCCGAGTTCTTAATTATTTGAGGAGGAACATGGCAAATCTAAATATGGTGTTGTTGGTCTTCAATGACCGCGCGATCAACTTTGGCAAGGTGGCGCGAATTGAACTGGACACGAAAAACAAGTTCGCTACCCTTTGGGCCGACACTGGTTACAGATTGGATGAGGTGTGTGACGAAGACTATGACGCGCTGATTTATTTTCTGAATAACGACGATATGCGTCAGCAAGTTGGCCTTGTGAATGTCGTCATCAAGGCAATTGGATAAACCTGTGCAAGAACAGAAATTGCAGGTTTAACCCCTAACAGAAGACAAGATATGGAACCAATTCGATGCGCCAATTGCGGTAAAGAGCTAACCGACAAAACAGAAGTCGAATATTCCGAATGGCTCACTTCTTATTTCTGCTCTCCTGATTGTGCGGCAGACAAGTATTTTGACCTTATGGGGAGCGCACCTGTGGATTTTAGCGAATTGCCTGACACGATAAAAGTTGTTGATGGAAAACTTTGTGAAGAAATTCGAATGCTTGTTGGGATTTGAAACGAATTACCGCAAACCATCATTAGCGTGAGCATCAAATGAGCGCCAAAAATCGCCTCCCCAATTCAAAGCTGTTGGCCCAAGCAGGCAGTGTTGAAACATTTGCCAGTTTTGGGAGACGGGTGCGACACTGGGCGCTGGTGGCCGCGCTGTTTGCCCTGCTTTTGGTTATTTCCACCTGCGGGTGGCTGATGAGAGTGGAATTGAAATGAAAAAGCCGCAGAGCCAACGGCTGGGACTGGAAATCTAACCGCTGGCTCTGCTCTCATTAAAGAGATGCAAAAGAATAACACAAACGGCAACCTTCCCGTTGCCCTTCCCCAAATTCACGAAGATTGGCTTGCGCTGTTTGCGATGTGGCTCACGCGCATCGGCGTGGAGCGCAGTGAGCGCACAGTAGTTGAATACCAGCGACATGTTGAGGGTGCACTTGCATATCTCGGCTCACCCGGCGAGTTGAGCAAGGGCAAATTGGCCGATTACCGGACGGCCATCGTGGCGATCACCAAACACCCCACCACGCCCAAGAGTGCCAGCTATGCCAACATCAACCTCAGCGCGCTGCGTTCGTTTTTGCGGTTCGTTCTTGACCGCCAAGACCGCAATCTGCAATTCCTTGATGAATACCTCAATTTTGATGTGGTCAAACGTCAGCTCAAGGGCGTGACTGACCGCAAAGTAAGCCGCAGGCAGGTTCTGAGCGATGTGGAGCGGCGCAAGTTACTGGCGGTGGCCACCGCCCCACGCGATCATCTGCTATTGCGGTTTGTGTTGGCTACCGGCCTGCGCGAAGCCGAGGTGTGCGATGTGACACTGGGCGATTTCCGCTTTGACGAGGATGACAACTTGTGGTGCCTTGTTCGTCACGGCAAGGGTGACAAACAGCGCGAGGTGCCGGTCCATCGAGCTGTGGCCAAAGAGCTGAAGAGTTACCTCACCAGTATCAGTCTGGCAATCGGGCGCGATGCTGATCGCTCACGTTACCTATTCGAGAGCAGAACCAAAAACGGCAAAGCCGAGGCCGGCGGGCGGTGCTCCACCAGTCGAATGCGCCAAATCATCCGGCGGTATGTGACCGCCGCCGGCATTACAGGCAAGCACATCTCGTTTCACTGCCTGCGCCACACCGCCGCGGTGAACATGCTCCGCGCCGAGCGCGAACGCGCCGGTGGCGAGATGAGCAACGGCCTGCTTCAAGTGAGCGAGATTCTCGGCCACGCCAGCATCAGCACTACCCAAATTTACGTGAAACATTTTGAGCAAAAAGGCTTGGCGACCTTTGTAAACGCGATGGAGATTTAGAGAATGACCCAGATACCACCTAAAACAAATGTTGCAGGCGGCAACGGGCACGGAATGCACCGCACCCGCCCGATTGACCGAAAAGCGGCAGACGCGCTAAAAACCCTGCGAAATGAGCACGGCACGTGGCGTGCAGTTTCGGCGGTCGTTGGCGGCGAGAACATTGGCACATTGCTCAGAGTATCTGAGGGCAAACGTCGGGCATCGCGGCGGTTACTGCTGACGTTAAATTTAGTAAAGCCGCTCCCCGCCCGGCGGCGTGATGTGGGCGTGCGCATGCCGGTTAATGTGGCTGAAAGAGTTTGCGCGTTCCTAAGCTTTTTTAGTCCAATGGATGAAGATGCTATGCGGGTTGTTCATAAGCTGAAAGCGGGCATTAAAAAGACAAAAGGGGGTGATGCCAGCCACTAATCAAAAAAAATAGCGGCTTTTGGCCGCTAAACCACATGACAAGGAAGACAAGTCAAATGGACCGTAATTATCTATTCAGTGAGGAAAAATTGCAAGCACGTGAAAAAAGCGCCCTAGCAGATATGGCGGAGTTGAGCCGGGCGATGTGGCGCGGCATCAAGCACATCGTGATTACGATGCTGCCTTGGTGGGTGCGCGGAGGCTGTGTTGGCACAATGGTCATTGGCGGCCTTTACTCATTCACCCAGGCATGGACAGCGTTTGGTGGTGATGCTGCCGCGCTAATACCCGCCGCCCTTCTGGGCATCATTCCATCGGCGGCCGCGTTGATAAATGGCACTGGATACGGTGGCATGTTTCTGGCGGGTTTTGTCAGCATGATCGTGGGCCATTGGTTGAACTATCTGCCGTTTGAGTTTCGCTTCATTCCTATTTGCGTGCTCATTGGCCTCATGGTGGTAATTCGTCTCAAGGGTTCCTCGGCTGCGGTGGAAACACCTGTCCAGGAACAAAACGAGGAAATACATGAAGAAGGGAAATAGCATCCTGATTTGGTTGGTCGGCGTTGGGCTTTTGCTCTTTACCGCCTTTCGCAGCATTCACTTGGTTTCATCTACGTTGCCGCCTGATGCGCAAATTTTAGGGTTTGCGGCGTTGGGCGGACTTGACCTAGGACTGTTGGCGTGGCTGAGCTACGCAAATAATGGCGCTCGCGGCTCACAACGAACGGTGGCCATTTTGATGATTGTCACGGACTTTTCAGGTGTTTGTGCAGCCACGCTGGCAGATACCCTGCTCATATCTGGACAAAACGCCGAAATGGTTGGCACGGTGGCTGGCTGGCTACTGCCCATCATTATTTGCGCGAACGTGGGTGGTGTTGTGGCCACTCACCTTCTTGATCCAGATCAAGCGTTGAGGAACGCAGAACGCGAGGTGGACGAGGAGCTGCACGGCCAGCTCATCCAGAACCTGCGCGAGAATAAAGGCCAGTTGGCCGCCGAGGTTGCGCCAAACATGGCACAGTTAAAGCGTGATGAACTGGCGGCCACGTTTACGCGCGCTTTGACCAAAAACACGCAGGCTCTGAATGGCAAAAATGGACATGCACCTATGTCCATGAATGCCTCGATGCCTAATTACATGCAAGGCATGTCCACTAGTGGACATGAAGCAGATGAGGGCGGTGATGGCCTTGAGATTATGACACCTGAAGAATTTAGCAAAGCGGCCCCAAAAGTCGCCGCCTCAGCGCAAAAGCGCGTGACCACGACGACGCGCCGCCGGGGATAAGTGGACATGAGTGGCGGCCACTGGGCACCAGTTCCTGGGTGCTCCTGAAGCGCGAACGTCACAAGACAGAGAAAGGATGGCGCTGGGGCAAGACAGAATACGTAAAACATTACACAAATGAAGCGGTAAACCAATTTCGTGAGCGTGTCCACTAGTGGACACGCTTGTTTTCGAGGAGAAAAATGACAAAAGACGAACAAGACGCACTTGAGTTGATTGCGCTAAAAAAATACGGCTATGACGGGCAGGATATTGTTAACGCCTTAACAGCCGAGTTTGGGGCAAACTACGACCCTGCCAAAATCAAGCTTGATGATGCGGTGGCCGCGGTGGACAAATTCGACCCAGACGGCATTGCTGGCGTGGACGCGCCGCCCGCTGAACATCGTTCACGCTAATGGCACTTTGCGGGAGTTGACATCACGAACAGATGTGCTAGTATCACGCGGGATGGACACAAACTCACCACAACCCCCAACGCCACTTGCTGACGCACTTTGCGCGGAGTTGCGCAGAGTGATTGTTCCGCTCGAGGTGAGCGGTTTCTTAAGTTTGTCATCTTTGCGGGCGGTGCGTTTGTTGATGGACACCAACGCAAAGGAACAACGGATTTTCGTCCGGGCAATTCCTGAGCTGGATTCACGGGGTTACACTGTCATCCAGCGAGGTGAGAAAACCTAGAGTAGAATTTAACCGCCATAACGCATTTTACGGCGCGGCTGAGAAATCAGTCGCGCCGTTTTTGTTTTTCGTCATTTCGTATGAGGTTTGATCAACCAGTTGGTTCAACAAGCGAACGAAACTCATCCGCCTGGGCGGGCGGGTGGGTTGATGCCGCGCCTATTGGGACTTATTACCTCAACCCGGCCACACGGCTGTATGCCTATCACACCGGCGCAGATCTAAATCTCAACACACCATTTTGGGATGCTGACGCGCACGCAGAAGTATTTGCATCAGCAGATGGCGTTGTTGTCCATGCGCGAAAGCGTGCTGTGTGGGGAAATCTCATCGTCATCAAACACGATGTGGACGGAGAAACCATTTTTACCCGTTATGGGCATGTTGAACAGATGTTTGTTGAGATTGGCCATGACGTAAAACGCGGGGATTTAATCGCACGGGTAGGTAACGCTGACGGCACGTTGCCATATCACTTGCATTTTGATGTTGCCCGCGCCGATTTGGAAAAAACGCCAGGCGACTGGCCCGGCACCGATTTGACAAAACTTCGCCGAGATTACATTGATCCAAAAGCGTGGATTAATGAACATAGAAAGGACAACATGAAGAAAGTTGTGAAAGATATGGATGGCGATAGCTTGTTTGTTCGGGCGATGCCATCCTCGTTGCTTACATCAACGAAGATTGGCTATTTGCGAGCTGGTGAAAGCGTTGACGTTGTGGCTGAAGATGGCGAGTGGAGCAATATTCAGTTGCTAAAAACGCCGCTCGGAAGTTCCGTAAAAGGCTGGGTTAAAAGCTCATTTTTGCAAAACCCCGCTGTGAACATTATTGCGCCTGTTATTTCGCAACCAAAGGCAAAGATTGGCATCAACGCGCTTAACCGCCACGAGGAAGTGTGCTACCCCGCGGCCCAAGCGGGCTGCCGCTTTTTTCTCATTCTCAACAACCCCGGTTTTGCCTCTGCTCTTAAAGACAAATACCCTGACGCGACTGTGATGGTGCGAAGACATTGGGAACGGCAAATGCCGAGTGTGGATTCTGCTCTGGCGCGGCTTGATGGATGCCGCGATCCCCGCCTGATTTACACGGGTGTGAATGAAGGCGATGAGGTGGGGCAAGGCACAGTGGAGCAAATTCGCCAACGCGCGGAATTTGATCTGGCGCTGGCCCGGCGCATCAAAGAAATCAGCGGGGCCACTTACGCGGCGGGCACGTTCAGCATGGGCACGCCAGACTTTACCAAGCCGCAAATCTGCTCGGCCATTCGGGCGTTGTATGCCCCGGCTTACAACGCCGGACAAATCTGGTGGGATCATCATCTTTACTCGCCGCGTTTGGATCACATTTATCAGGATGGCGAATTGCAGTGGTATGAGACGCGCTGGCAATTTTTGTTCACTCGGTGCGGTTTTAACCCGGCGAGCGTGAGCCGCGTGTTGTGCAGTGAAACCGGAGAAGACGAGGGCGGCGTGGGCGGGTTTCCTGTGCATGGCCGCAGCGGTGATGATGTGGCCGCGTGGTGTCGCCGGTTTATTGAAGTGCAAGGCCGCCCGCTGGTTGTGGATGGCGTCTCGCACCCTTCTCCGTTTTTGGGCGGTGCATTATTCCAGGCGGGCAACCGCGAGGACTGGATGGGCTACAACGTGGAGCGGTATTACGACAATCTGTCCGGAGTTTGGAATAGTTGAGGGGGTGGAAATGGATTTATCGGGAGCCATATCGGACATCATTCTTGCTGGTGTAAGCGCCGCACTTGGTGCATTCATTGGATACATGCTTGCGGCACGGATGTACGAAACACGTATTAGCAAAATGCAGGGCAGATTGGAAGAACAGGAAGATCGGATCGACAAAATGCTGGACCGCTTGGGAGAAAAACTAGGCCCAAACTGAAACGCCGCACGGTGCATGTGGCTGGCGCGGCGGACATCAATAACATGAACAAGATTTCAATTCTTTTTCTTTCAGCAAACCCCAAAGGCACTTCTCAATTGCGCTTAGATGAAGAGGCTAGGACAATTGAACAGCGACTTCGCCTTTCCAAAAACTGGAAAAAGTTTGATTTCCACACGCAATGGGCTACCCAAACGCAGGATATCCTAGATGCATTGCTCCGCTTCAAACCCCAAATAATTCACTTTAGCGGGCACGGCAATGAAAAAGGCGATCTTGCGTTTGAGAGAGAGGACGGGCGAGAAAAGATGGTCGGGATGGCCGGGTTAGCCGTAGCAATTGCCGGTATAGGCACGATTCAATGCGTGGTGTTAAACGCATGTTTCTCTAATAAAGCCGCTCTGGCACTAAACGAGGAAGTTGGTTGCGTGGTTGGTATGAATGGGTCGGTAGACGATGAAGCGGCGATTGATTTTGTGAGTGGGTTTTACAGAAGCGTTGGCGACGGTATGAGCATGAAAAAGGCGTTCGAGCTTGGCCGTGCCCAGGTGATGATTGATGGCGGTGATTCGAATATTCCGCAAATTCGCTTGCGCAACGACGCGGATTTTTCACTTTAACTTTCGCAAAGGATTATTAGCGTGAGCAACACACAAACGGACAAGATTGAGCTGGTTGGGATTGACGAACTCTCGTTGATGCCGCGCGAAATTGTGCCAATTCTCAATTTAAGTGGGCACACGAACCGTGCTTGTTATGCTGGCTAAAGGGAAACAAGCCTGTTATTACTCAAGGAATGATGGCAAAAGAAGAAACTATTTGGGAGGCTGATAACCCACACGGGAGTGACAAGAATCTTCATCCAACAGCAAAGCCAACTGTTTTGTTCGAGAAGGCCATGTTGGTGCACACCAACCCAGGCGACCTATGTTACGAACCTTTTTCTGGTTCCGGCAGTCAATTTGCAGCCGGGGAGATGCAAGGGCGCATCGTTTTTGGGGTGGAGATTAGTGAATATTTCGCCGCCAGCATTCTGGAAAGGTTGAGCGACTTGGGTCTTAAACCAGAGTTAGAAGCGGCTTGTGAGCAGCAATAACAATAGAACGCGAGAGATTTGTAAAAACGATTGAGAAATTTGTATGCAGACTGGGCCAAAGCGAACCGCACAACAGCGCACCGCCGATCGGGCGGCAATTGCGCAGATGTGGTTACGCTGCATGACGCAGGCCGAGATTGCTGAACAAAAACTGCCATCGGGCGCGAAATTAACCCAACAGATGGTTAGCGTGGAAGTTCGGGCGATCGAGCGCGAGTGGAAGACACACACAATTACGGACTTTGACCAGGCCAAGCGGCGTGAATACGAGAAGATGAATCAGGTGGAGCGTGATGCGTGGCAGGGATGGGAACGTAGCAAGGCTGATTTGAAAGCCAAGCGCGCCAAGATTAGCAAAAGCGATGGCGAAAGCAAAGACGAGGCCGCGACCGAGACAAAAAACCAAGTGGGTGAAGTCCGGTTTTTGGAAGTTTTAATTAAAGCAAGCGAAAGCAGACGCAAGCTTTACGGACTCGACGCAAGGACTGAGATATTAAACAACTCGTCAAACGTGCAAATTTATTTACCAGACAATGGACGCAACGACAGCAATACGGCCCCAGCCGGCGCAGGAGAAGTTCCTGTCCAGCAAAGCTGATATTGCGATTTATGGGGGAGCTGCGGGCGGTGGCAAATCGTGGTCACTGCTGATGGAGCCATTGCGCCATGTCAACAACCCGCGCTTTACAGCAACGCTTTTTCGACGCACATATCCGCAGATTACCCAGCAAGGCGGCCTATGGGATGAGGCAAATCAGCTTTACCCTCTTATGGGGGCAAGGCCAAACCAAAGCGATCTGGTTTTTAACTTCCCAAGCGGCGCAAACGTGGCATTCGCGCATCTGATTCACGACAAGACGCGCTTCAACTATCAAGGCGGCCAACTCGCTTTTATTGGGTTTGACGAGCTGACGCACTTTAGTCATGTGCAGTTCTGGTACATGCTTTCGCGTCTGCGCTCGATGTCGGGGGTGGTGCCATACGCGCGAGGCACATGCAACCCCGACCCGGATTCATTCGTGGCCAAGCTCATTGATTGGTGGATCGGGGAGGATGGATACCCAGTTTTTGAGCGATCGGGTGTTTTGCGCTGGTTTTATCGCATCAATGATGATTTGCACTTCTATGCGACCCGCGCCGACGCCGAAGCTGCGCATCCTGCGCTTGCTAAAGAGGGTGCGCCAAAGTCCCTCACTTTTATTCCAGCGCGACTCGAAGATAACGCCATCCTGATTCAGAAAGACCCGGCTTACAAGGCAAACTTGCTGGCCCAGCCACTGGTTGAACAAGAACGGCTGTTGAAGGGCAACTGGAAGATTCGGCCAGCCGCGGGCAAGGTGTTTAATCGAGCGTGGTTTGGCATCGTTGATGCCGCGCCGGTCGGTGGAGTGGATTGCCGAGGCTGGGACTTTGCTGCGACTGAGGCCTCAATGAAAAAAGAAGACCCGGATTACACATCTGGCGTGAAAGTGAGAATGGTGAACGGCAAATTCTTCATTTTGGACATGATTGCGTTTCAGGAAGGCCCGGCAGAGGTTGAACGAATCTTCATAAACACAAGCAGGCAGGACGCTCACGCTAATGCAGCTTTGCGGCAGTTGTATCGGGTTCGCTTCGAGCGCGAACCTGGGAGCGCGGCCAAACGCGAGGGGGTGCGGCTTATTGGTTTGCTGGCCGGTATTGATGCCCGGATGGTGGACACGCGCATGGACAAGCTGGCCCGCGCACAAGCCTTTGCGGCCCAAGCTCAGGCGGGAAATGTGTATTTGGTGAAAGGTGCGTGGAATGAACGATGGCTCAATCACATGCACGCCATCCCAGATGGCGCCCATGACGACATTATGGATGCGACAACAACGGCGTTCAACGATTTGGTGGCAAACCCAGCGCCGCCCCGTGGAATTAAAGCAAGTGAATACTGATGGATATTGCAATTCTTAACCCCGACGTGAAGCGCGCGTATGACGCTCTGGTGGCCAAGCGTATTCTTTACACGAAACTCTGGCAGTACTACGATGGCGCACATCCGCTTATCTATGTCAGTTCTGAAGTTGAAAAGCTGTTTGGCACAAAATTGCGTGGCGAATATACGCAAAACTGGTGTGCAGTGGTTATTGACGCAATCGCAGACCGCATCAATTTGAGCAGTGTGAACATTACACCAAAAGGGGATAGCGATACGGTCAAAAAAGAGGCAAATACGCTCACGGAGCGCGTGCGCGAGCTGATAGATCGCACAGAATTGCTCATCGAGGCAGACGATGCTCACAAAGCCGCACTCGTGTGCGGCGAGGGGTTTGTAATCGCATGGATAGATGGGGATGGTAGTCCGGTGGCGTATTACAACGATCCACGTCAGTGTCATGTTTTCTATGACCCTGAGTATCCAAATACAAAGCAGTTTGCGGCAAAGTGGTGGACGGATGATGCCAAAAAATTGCGTTTGACGCTCTACTATGCTGACCGCATTGAGTTTTACATCAGCACACAGAGCGCCGAAAATGTATCGTCTGCTTTGAGTTTTCAGCCTCTATTAGCCGTGCCCGGCGATGAAAGCAGTTGGAGCGTTCCACATGAATTCGGCATCGTGCCTGTCTTTCATTTTAGACCGGAGCGCAGATCCATCAAAAGCGCCCTGGTGAACGCTATACCAATTCAAGATGCGCTCAACAAACTCAATGCAGACATGATGGTGGCCGCCGAAAGCGGAGCGTTTGGGCAACGCTGGGTGATTAGCAATGCTGAAACATTGAATCTACCCAAGGGAGGTGGCCGTACACTCTGGCAGTTACCAGCTGGTGATGGGGTTGGACAGGATGTCCAGGTCGGCGAATTCTCGACAGCTGATCTGAAGAACTACACGGATGCCATCTCCGCGATGAGCAATGCGATGGGCGCGGTGACCGGTGTGCCATATTTCTACTTCATGCGCACGGGAAACGTGCCCAGTGGAGAAGCTTTGCTTGCGCTGGAAGCGCCATTGGTGAAGCGTGTCAATGACCGCATTCAGCGTTTTACACCAACGTGGCGCAGCCTCATTGCGTTTTTGCTGAAGCTGGACGGTCAAGAAGTGGATGAAGAACTCATCCAGCCGGTTTGGGATAACCCGCGCACACAGTTACCCCAAACTGAGGCCACCGTAGTGCAGGCTGATGTTGCAGCCGGTATGCCACTCGCTACCTCGCTGCGCAAGCAGGGGTGGAGTGAGCGTGATTTGGCCCAGATGTCCAATGATCCGCCCAATATCACTGATGCAGTGCAACTCACTGCGCTTGGCGCGAGCAAGCGAGAAATGTTGCGCCGGCGCGGGTTTGATGAAGCCACTATTGAGAAGATGCTCACCGAAGATGCAGCGGACAACACAACAGCGGCAGAACAGGCAATCATTCAGGCAACAAGACGTTAGATAACACCCCGGTTTGGGGTGCATTAACTCCCGCAAACGCGAGTTAGCGGGAGCATCAATTAGGAGCATGAAATGACAGCAGAAGAAATTGCAACCGTATTCTCAAACAACTTTCAAAATGCGGCAGAGCTTGACCAATACATCAAACTCCAGGGCGCGTTTCTGAAGATCAAGGGCGCGGAGGCAAATCAGCGGCGGGCTGAAGGGCAGGCAAATGCCGCTCGGAATGAGGCGAACTCAATCATTCAAACTGCTACTGAGGCCGCCAACACGGCACAGGCGGAATTTGATGCTTTGGCCATGCAGATTGCGACAGGAAATTGACAAATGCAAGGCCTGAATTTGGGTTTGAGTGCCCTTGGGCGTGGCAGAAAGAATTCTGTCACGCCTTGGTGGCGTGCTGATGGCGCAGCACAATCGTCATGTGTAGCAGCGTATAAAGCTAAAAATGCAGACAGCCTTACTGCCAGCCTAAATAATCTAGTAAACCCAGGTCAATATTTGCTAACTGCCAGCTCTGGTTTGATTTGGGATACGACAGGTTGGACTTGTGATGGGTCTCACTATTTATATCTCAACATATCAATCACCTCTGGCTGGTCAATGATTTGCATGTTTAGCAATTTGTCACCCGGAGGGAGCAGTAGACCTGTATGTGGTGTTAACTCGCCAAACTCTTTTCATATTTATCCATGTTTTACGGATGGGGCTGCTTACTACAGAAACGGCGGTTCTTCAACCGTGGCATCTGGGGGATATTTGAGTGGAGTCACGGCAATTGCTGGCCAGCAAGGATATAAAAATGGCGTGGCGCACGGCTCGACTATTCCGTTCGGATCGTTGTCCGGCACCGCAAAAATCGCGTTAGGTGCTGAATCAATAAATGGGACTCTTAGTGGAACAAATGTAAAAATACAAGCCTTCGCACTATATAACACGGCGCTCTCAGCATCCCAAGTGGCAGCAATTTCAACTGCGATGAACGCTCTTTAGGAGAAAAATGGCAAATTTGATTTTTTATGCTCACTTTACAGCGAATAAAACTGGGAAAACTGGTTTGACACCGACTGTAAAGATCTGGCAACTCGACCGGGCCGATTTAGGTGTATCAATTGAAGTTGCATCTGGAGCTATGATTGAACTCGGCAAAGGTATTTACTATTATGCGCTAGCAAATTCAAACGCCGCAGTCGTAGATCGTATTGCCGTGGCTTCTACCACTGACTCAACTGTAGATGCCCAAGACATTCCAGCTTTGTGGACCAAATCGGATGCAAATGTTGTGCGAATTTTGGATGAATGGGGAGCGGTTGGTTTAGAAAGTATTTCTGAAGAACGCATGTCAAAGCTCGATGCGGCTGTAAGCACCCGTTTGGCGGCCGCGAGCTACACCGCGCCTGACAACGCAGGCGTA